ACGGATCTTCATCCCTTCCTGCACCTGCTGCGTCTGGCCCAAGGCCCTCTCGAAGCCAGCATTCTGGTTCGCTATCCCAGCATTCATCTGCGCGATCTGGGCCTGGTAATTGTAGGCCGCTGCCTGCGCGTTGCCAGAGAAGATCGATCCAATGGCGCTTACTGCGCCGCCAATAAGGCCAACTACTGCCACGATGTCACCCTATCCGGAAACGGAAACACTCAAGAGGGCGCGAACTAAAGTCAAACTCCGCGCCAAGCCACCTAAGCCAAGCCTGTGAATGTTCGCTATCACACTTGCACAGGCCAACGATGATAGGATAATCACGACGAATCTCATCCAACACCTTCCTACTCCAGCGGATGAAGCGCAAAGGATGCTGCTCGCAAATCCGCGTGTGGATTAACCAGATGTAAGCCCGAGAAGAAAAAACCGAACCATAAGGAATAACTCCAGCAGCAGCGGCGGGAGCACCGTCAGCGCGACCAAGCCACATAGCTGTCGAGTCTTTAAGGCACGGCGCATGAATCGCCAGTTCCTCCGGACTCGCGTCGTAGCCGAGGAGATCACGGAGATCAAAGGAATCCACTCGCTCGATGGTGACAATCACTTGGTGTCTCCGATTACGATTTCAGGCACCACCCCAAGGACAGTCGAAGGGACAGGATCGGTGACTTGGAAGTAGTATTGGCCTAGGGTGTCATAGAGAGGGTCGATTACAATGCGCTCGTCGCCAGAGATCAGGGGGATCGGGGAGCCCAGAGGGACACTGGCAGCCATCTCTTTGATAGGGATGATGGTGGTAAGGGAGCGGCCAACAGCAAGGCCACGAGAACTGGAGACCTTGAAGGTCACGGCCGCGATCTTCTTGCGCTTCCCCTGAACGGTTGGCTCACCAATGTCGAGCGGCATCGTCTGGCCCTGGCAAGTAAAGGCCAAGCCAGCGGTGACCTTGGTGGCAGCCACAGGCAGGGTAATCGACCCGTCAAAGGCCACCACCTGCGGAGGAAGGACGCCGCCATCAGCATTGATCACCACCGTTTGGCCGATCAAATAGTCAAGGCCAAAGAATTTAGTCGCCGGAGGAGTAATGCTCCAAGTGCCTGAGGCAAATGGCAAGGGCTGGCCATTAGGAAACGTTTGGCTTATGGCTTGAGTGACGGCCCCAGTGATTTGAGTCGCTGATGTGAAGCTTGTAATTGTAACAATGCCCCCTCCAGCGCGCAGCACCTGCCCAACGCTTCCAGCACTAAATACGGCGGCGTTTGCCACCACGTTGACGGTTCCGGTGCTGCTAGATATTGTGATAGTAGCTGACGGAGTTGGGAGAGAGCTTCGAGTTCCTGCGTCAACGGCCCAAGCGTCCTCGCATCCATAGGTAAGGGTCCTTTCCATCAACCGCTCGATCCACGAGACGGTGGTACCGTTGGGGAGTTGGCGTTGGACTACTACGTAGGGAGCGTCGACCTGGCCTTCCTGAATGGCGATCACTGAGGTGAAAAGGCCTTGAGTGTCGTGGTGCGCCCAGCCATAAATCTGTTGTTCTTTCATGAACGTCAGCGAGAGCATCACTCCGTCGTCTCGAATGCACCACACCAATTTAAAAGGCTCTTCAGCATAGGCCCATTGAAGAATATTATGTCCGAAGAACAGGTGATTGGACCTGACGGAGATGTCGGTTCCGGTGTAGATGGCCGCGTAGATGTTGTAGGAAAGGTCCCGTACGATTGAGCCCTTCGCCTGGATGTATATGAGATCTTCGTTAATGACAAGCGGCGAGACATCTGAGGACCCATTGTAGGCTTGGGACATTATGGTTGCATTGAGAGGAGTAACTGCAAGAGTAGCGTTTGCGCCCTGTCCAGTTGTAAGAGTAAAGGCTGCGCGTCCTGTAAGGAAAATGAGCCCTCCTGGCATTGGTACCATATGCTTGATTTGATTGAGTTGATTTGACACAATTGTTCCTGTAATTGTGTCTGAGGCCTGAACGGGGTTGGAGATGTTGAAGTTCTGGAAGGTTCCTGGTTGGGAGGCCCAGAAGGTTGCTGGGAAGGAACTAGATCCGGCATAGTAGACCCGTTGTTGGAAGAACGACACAGCGCCAGGATTATTGCCTGCTGCGAAGGGGTTATTCTGGAAGATCGGAGGAGCGGTGGCAAAGTCGGGCTGGATCCCGGTGTCGATGAAGCTTTGGGTGCCGGTACCGGCAGGGGCAGTACCGAGGAAGCCCAGCATGGCGTTGGAGGGGATCGACAGCGGGGTTGGGTTGCCAACGGTGAATTGAGTGCGGTAGATGTTGTAGCTTGCAGCAGCGGCAACACCAGTCCATTGGAACTGGATGGTGACGGAGGTAGCAGTGATGGCCCCAGTGCCAGCGGCGTTGGTGGTGTTGACCTGCGGAGAAAGGGCAGGGAGGGATTCTTGGCCTTGGCCATCAACGGCCGTAACAGCGTAGACATAGCCGGCGATCACGGCCGGGGTGGCAGTGCCGGGTTGGGGGATATTGATCGAAGCAATCAAGGGATTGGTGGGGGTGGCGATGGTGGTAGCGAGGACCAAGGTGGTGAAGAACCAATTCGTCGGAGCAGCGAAGCTGAGGGTGGTGGGAGGATAGTTGGGGTGGGCGATGTAGAGAACACTGACGCTTTGGGCAAACTTGATCCCCGGGGCGCCGGTGAGAGGGTTGGGGAAGAGATCGGCTGCCGCGTAGGGGGAGGTAATAGTGTAGATACGGGAGGCGGTTCCGCCGCCAGTGTAGGCTCCGTAGAGGGTTGCGTCGATGGCGTTGCCGTTGACGTCGGAGACAGAGACTGTAGTCGCGGTGGCGGCGATTACTACCAGGATCCGATTATCAATCGCCAGCATTCCCGACACGCCGGTGACGAAGATCCAATCGCCGATGACAAAGTTGTGGCCTGGGGCAGTGATAACTGCCGGGAAACCATTGGTGATGTTGGAGATGCCGAAGGGGGCTTCGAGAACCGGGGCTCCGTTGTTGATAAACCTACAATAGTGGTCACCGAACTCAATAGCATAGGTTACGGTGGTGGACACGGAAAATGGGACAAGACGGGATCCGGGGGACTTGCAAGGCAATACAAACTTTGTACCCTGTCTAGTAGATACCCCAGAACGATAATCGACAAAAAAGTTACGGCATAAAGCAAGGCCGTTGTGGTAGGCAGCCAGATCCGTACGGGCGAAAATAGACGGCGCCAGTTCGCCTGACGCAAACGAGGTTTGGATGACATTTTCGCTCACAGGGTTGGGCGCTTTGTCTTGGGGTTGTCGTAGTGGTTACAGCAGCCGTTGGCAAGGTCGACGGTTTTGTTGGCGACCTCGGGGTCTTCGTTGGTGCAGATCTGGCCCTTGATGTACTCGCAGGTTCCACAGCGGAAAGCGATGCCAGGGGCATTGACTGCGTAGTCGGCGGGAACCTGCGAGGGCGAGCCCCCAGTGTTATCGTACCAGTTTGTCATCCATACGTAGGCAAGAATGCCCCCCAATCTACTTGGCCCCAATAAGGGCTCCATGCAAAGTCACTGACCGTATCAGCGCCCCTGGCCCTGATCCAGTCCGGTGTGATGTCGTTGATTGTTAGCCCTTCGTTGCCGTCCCCAACCCTTGCGACCTGGATGGTACGGTTAGCATCTTCGATCCTCAAATTCGCAAGGGCCTTGTCTCCAGTGAGGTCAATCGTCATCTTCGCTGCAAGGAACATCGCCCATGCTTCTTGAAGCTGATCGTCCATCACCGAGGGGTCGGAGAGGTCTTTCGTATAGGCAAGGACAGCGAATTCCTGATTCGTCCAAATGACCTTGACATCAGGACCGCCGACCGCTGGAACGCCATTAACAATCTGATCAATACCCACAGCAAACTTAACTGGTGGCCCTTGCCAGAAACTAGGAGCACCACCGGTAACAGCAGTAGTGATAGGGATCCCAGAACTAAAACCAGTATTGAACTGAGGAACAATAAACACAGGGCGGATGCAGTCCGAAGGGTAGGCATACTCGTAGTTCCACGGCGGCGGAGGAAGGCCCTTTTGCCAGAAGGCCACCCCAGCGGTAGGATTTTCTGGCGTTCCAGGGGCCGCAACAATCAGCGTCAGGGTGTTGTAGTTCCGCGAGGAGTTCCAAGGGGCCATGCGAAGAATCTGCCGCCGAGTGGTGTCGATCCACTTGTTGGCGGAGATGCTTTCATTTGACCCCTCAGAAAGCGAGGCCACCTGTGATCGAGTGCCGATAGCACTCAACGCCCTGTTGGTGATATCGACAAGCGAGGTCATCTATCGGCGTCCTTGAGAGCCAGCTGGCCGAGTGGAGTCTCCGCCAATGCCTGGGCCACCTGAGCTTTGGCAGGACCCGTAGTCGCCGCCCTGGGCCCCATCCCGCCGTGGCGAGTCGCCATGAAGGCCTACTCCTTTCGGATCGTAGGGCGTCTTGACCCTCGTCGGCGGCTGATAATCGTTGACATCCCGCTCACCTGGGCGAGAGAGTCCAGTGAGGCGCTGAGCGCCCATAGTGCGTTCAGGTCCGTACTCGGAGAGGATTCCTCTACGCGCCATTATTCTTCCTCCTGAGCGGCCGGCTCGTCGGGCGGGGCCTGCATGGCTTGGAGTTCAGCCGTTGCAGCATCCCGAAGGGCAGTGAAGCTAGTGCCATGGCGAGCACAGGCTTCGATCACATTGAGAAGGGTAAGGACATGTTCCCAATCACCAGGTTTCATTCGAATCTCCCTTGCACGCCTTTGTTAAAGACGCTCTGACGGCACTTCAGGGGATCAGTCTCAGCATAGCCGTCGTCTGCTAAGTACTGATTCACGTCGCGGCTTCCGTCGCGGGTGTTGGATTCTCCCAGGCGTTTAGCGACCCAGCCCGGGTAAGGGGGGTTGCCTTGGATGATCATTAGTGGCTCCCTTGGGATCCTGAGCGCTTGACATCACGATTGCCACCAGGGCCTTGTTCCATCCCATCGGTGGGGCCTATATGGGCAGCGTAGCCGGGGCCCATGGAGATCTTCTCAGCTGCCCTTGGGTCAATGGCAGAGCCAAGCTGGGAAGGGAAGTTGGGGTTGATGGCGTAAGGGCGGGGTTCGCGGTGCCAGCCCTCCTTGACGTTGCGATCTGCGTAGCCTTGCTTCTTCATTGCTTAAACTCCAGTTGCTTCGTGTGATCATAACGGTTGTGGGGATCCTCTGCCATCTCCCGACGGACCTTAGCAAAGGCCCCATCTTCGTGGTGAAGGCCCTTGAGGATCTGGCGATACCGATCGTGGAGCCTTTCCATCTCGTCAAAGATATGCTTTGGCGCTTGAAGCCCACGCTCTTCGTAGGCGTAGATGATGTCGTGGACATCATGGAAGTAGTTCATGAAGCGCCGAACTTTTTCAGGAATCTCGGCCTCTGCTTCCCTTGTGTACCGCAGGAGTTCGCGGTTCAGAAGCACCAACTCTCGGATGTCCCTTGAGATCCGTTGGAGGTAGACCTCGGTTGACTGGAGTTCGTTATCCGCCACTGGCCTTTCTTCACTCATCTGATACCACCTATGTTCGCTTGCACAGAGCCCATCCCTGCAGTTTGCTTTTTCTTCTTCCTCAAGATCCCAGTCTTGGCATCGGCCTTGTTGAACTCCCTCGCCACGTTCTGAGGAATCCCCATCTTCTTGGCAAAGGCTGGGTTGTGAGCAGCGCCAGCCATTGTCCTAGCCATCTTCGGTGTTGTGCTGGGCATTAGGCAAAGATCTCCTTGATCGACATAAAGGTAGGAAGGGTAGCACCACCATAGGTCAAGGTCCCAGCGGCAGTAAGG